AAAGATTGCGTTGTGCTTATCAATAATCCTGAAGAACTCCTCAATGGTAAACATCTTACCCTTTAATTCTTCAATAACTGGTTCTATCTTATCTACCATGAAACCTCCACTAGTTGATTGGTTAGTAAATCCCTTAGTTGTGCGAAGCAATAACCCTCGCTACAAGAGTCAATGTCCTTTTTCAAACGGACTACTTTGTCTTTAAATGCTGGGTCTGTCTCGAAGTCTGCATAGTACATATTAGCGGTAATTCTTCGGTGTACTTCATCCATAATAGTCCGTAGGTTATACTGCCTGAACTGTATTGATGCCGTTTCAACAATGTCAGCATTCATAAATGTAGTTTGTGGTAACAAAAGGCTGTCTGCCCTGCTTGCGTAGAAAAACACCGCACAATTTGCCATAAACACTGTTTGTGTATGCTCATCTTGAATATCTCGGTATCTAATGTACATAACGCTAGTGACCAAGTTTAGCCACTATCTCCTTTCGCTTTACTGTGTAATAGTGAAATCCCTTAAAGGCTTCCAGCCTTTCCCTTATTCTCTCTGTTAGGTAAGTAAAGTCGGCATTTGTGTGTAGCTCACCTTTCCAAATACCATCAACTCTCTTACCTACCATCTTTGGTACTAATGTATTATCACCATAAATATCTATAAACAAGTTTGACAATGGTTCTGTGTCTGGTGTAGCATAATGAATATGTAGTCGCCGTAGCATGCGTAAAAGCATAGTAAACTCAGCTTGGTTACTGTCGGCAATACCATCCATGTCAAACTTGTGATGATACAAAATAGTCTTTGGGGAGATGTTATCCACAAAGATAAGATAACTCCCGTGTTGCATCCCCCCGTCAAAATAACAAATCAACTTTGTCATTACTCTTCCTTACGTTTCTTGTGCTTTTCCCTAAGTATCTGAGGTACTGTAAGTTTCCAAGTAATCTTATGGTGCAATCTATGATGTGCACTACCAACAAGGCTTATTTTAACACTGCTGGGTTGCATCATTACTGTTGTAAAGGCCTTGGCGTAAGTGCCAAATCTTTTATACATATCAGTGATACCACCACTCTGGGACTGTGTAGGTGCTTGCCATAAACCAGCATTAGGAATGGTCAAGAATAGAACCCCCCGGCTTCCTAAAGTGGTATAGGTATTAACATCCTCATTCATAGCCCCAATAAACTTAAAAGGTCTATCAACACTGCAAATAAAACTGTTCATACATTTTCTTTTTGAGAATGTGTAGGGTCTATTACTTGTAGAACTGAAGCCAAAGTAATCACCACCTTGAGCAATAGCAATAGAAGCTGCGTCAATGCTTTTGTAATAGTCCAGAAGATTAGCAAAGAGTCTGTTTAGATCCTTGATAGGTTTTTGCTTTGCTATTCCTTTATCAATAACCTTATAGGCCATTTGCTTAAAGTCATCATCTAGGTGCATAAAGTATTTGATACCCAGTTGTTTTGCTATCTTAAAAGTTGCATTTCTGGCGTGAGTGATTGTTCTTCTTTCATCAAAGTTGTTGCCCTCATCACAATCATCAGCCTCAGCTTTCTTGTCAAACATGATAACTGTGTCCCTACCAAAGTTTTCATAGTATCTTTCAGCTGTTTTATCCTCATTGTCAATTACAATGTAGAGCTTACCAGTGTAATTTCCCTTTTTAAGTGTTTTGAGAGTCCAGATATTATCTGGTCTACCATGAGAAAGAATAAAAATACAAAAATCGTCAGGAAGCTGGCTCATTGTTATGCTCCTGTAAGTACTGTTCGTGGATTAGAGTACAAACTCTAACATAACCATACTCAACAGCTGAGTGAAAATCAATAATAACCAAAGCTGACTTTTCCATCAGGTCTTGCATCTCTGGACTTGCATGAGCGTAGTAGTCAGCAATCTTTTCATAATGAAACACAGAGTGTCTGTGCGCTGCCTCAATTAAGAACTTCTTTTCTTCCTCTGGAAGATTAGAAGCTTCAATTTCTCTAATCAATGCTTTGGTTTTAGTGTCATCACAGAGAAGAGCAATGTGTGGTTTTTGATTTTTTGGTTCATAGATAGGGGCTTGAATTTTTGTACTATATTTTTCCTCTACTGGTTTTTCTTCTTGCTCAGTAGCTGGCATATCTATGAGTGCTTTTTGTGTAGCCAAGATTTCCTCCATTATGGCGTTAGGGGAGACATTTCTGCCTCCCCTAAAAGTGTATATAAGTTATTCAGACTTACCAGTAATACCCTTAAGCAACTTCTTTTGATACCAAATCTGGTCAGTTGAAGCTACTACACCTGCCTCAAGGAACATAGAACCATCTTGATACTCAAGCGGACCTTTCCAAAGGCTAGTCCCTTTTGCAAGAACCTCAATGAACTGGTCAAGGGCGGCATCCTCAGTGAATGCTTTTCCTCTTACAAAACCAATTCCATTGGTGTCCATGCTCCCAAAATTGTCCCAATCCGGACCAAACCAGACAAAGTCAGGCTTAAATGTACCAGACTTGTGGGATTCTGCCAACTTCATGTATTCTGGATACCAGTTGAAGTAAGGAACGCCCAAACAAGCCTCTGGGCCTTTTTCACAAGCTTCTGGATGGTCGTAAGGAAGTGAATACACATCCTTACCATCAGCTCTATGCTTGGCTACTTGTACAGCAACATCGGGAGTATCAATTCCACCCATAATTACATCATGACCAGTTGCTACAAAGTCAGTGATGATGTTTACTGGGTCAAGAGTTACACCCGGAATGTTAAACCAGAAGCCTACCCAAACTACATTAAACTCAAGTGGCTTAGTTTCCCCACGAAGAGCAGTCCAGCAGTAGTTAGCCCCAAGATATGCTGAATTAATCAAACGACGAGTCTCATCATTAATCAACGGGCCAACATACCCAATCTTACCAGTCTTGGTACTAAGGGCAGCGGTACAACCAGCAATCATCTTGCCGTATTCCATCTTACCCATCATATTACCCAAGTTATCTGGTGCTTTACCAGTAATACGGTCATCACCAGAAGCATGAACAAACTTAACCTCTGGGTGTGAGAGAGCCGCATTACGAGTACCATCCTTGAAGTCATCTGAGTTGGTAATAATCATTGTAGCCCCTTGACCAATCAACTCCTCAATGACTTGCTCAACCTTGACATTAGGTCGGTCAGCTGGGTTTACCTTGTCAACATAGACAAACTTGATACCAGCATCCTTTTCTACACGCATCATTGCATCGTAGTGGGCTTGACTCCATCCACCGTCATTGATAGGCCCGACCAAGACCATACCAATAGTTGGAACTGACTTCTCAGCCGGTGCAGTGCTACAAGCAGTGAACACCAAAGCTACCAGAAGCAACAAAAATTTTCGCAACATCATTTCTCCTAATTAATTTGCGTGGTGAATTGCGTAGTAGCTCACCACTTAGCCGTTTTGGCTCGCCAAGCCAAGGTGCTTCTTCTAACTAACCTCTCTTTAAGTCATGAACGTTGGGTCTTGGCGATGACCTCATTCATGTTCGCTTTACCACTGCAAAGACTACCGGGAGAGTAGCAACTACGCTTAACCTACTTCAGTAGTATACCATACCTAAAATCAAATGTCAAGAAACTTAGTGACTAAGTTTGGTCAAACCCTACTGAATCAGCAACAAACTTTCCAAATAACTCCAAAGTCGGTTCAACGTCCATATTGTACCACGGAGAGAAGTGAATACCGTAAGGGTAGGCGTCAGCTTCCCATCGCCAACGGGTAGGATTTTCCTGTGAATCCTTTCGTATGTAAAACTGATTATCAAAAATACTGTAAACTCTACACATAACCTACTTACTCTTCTTTCTTGGTAGTAAACTACCACTAGAAGTCTACTGTATTTAAAATTAAATGTCAAATTTGTTGTTTGAGTGGTGCTCAATTCTAAGTCTAGCAATCTCTACATACTCTTCATTCATCTCAATACCTATAAAATTAAAACCAGAAGTTACAGCGGCAATTCCAGTAGACCCAGAACCCATAAAAGGATCTAAGACAATACCATTTTCTGGTGTTACTAAAGTGCACAGGTGCGTCATCAACTTAATAGGCTTAACTGTTGGATGATGGTTTTTTCTAGCAAACACTTTGTTTTGTCCCGCAGTATCTACATCTCTAGAAAAGTCTGTATTTCCTCTTTTAAGTTCAGCTTGGGCTTGGTTTCCTTTAGCAATAAACTTTTCTTCCAAAGAGTCTAGTCCGGCTTCTCTTTCCTTTCCAGTAGTCTTAGCCACATAGAAAAACCTAGAAGCACCCCCAGAATCTGAATGTCCTCTAATTTGGTCTTTACTTCTCGGGGCCATAATACCAGTAACACCTTGTACATTATTACCGTTCCTGCTTGAGCTGGCTTTGCTAGTGCTGTGACCACTTTGATTATCTAAAAGCTCAGCCGCCTCTTCATCTAAAATTAGATTAGCTGGCCAGCGACCAACTCTCTCTGGTGTTATCATGTCTTCTCTTTCAAAAGTACCCAGTCTTGCCTGACCAGCCTTAAGTGCTGGCATAACATCAGAACCAATTCGACTGCCTTGAATATTTAAAGCACCAGTCCCCCAATTAGCTACGTTATTTGCAACAGTACCCTCTAAAGGCTTTCTAGCAAGAATAATTGGCTCTACAGCTGGCTTGAGAGCAGTCCCCCAGCCATTCCACTGCTTAGCTAGGTCAGTAATTGGGTTATTACTCCACATTGTGGCTTCTGAGTCACCAATTTTTGACCAGTTATCATCATTTAGGTTGCTATTTTTGTGCAGACTACCCGTAGCCGGGACTAATTCTCTTTCAACACCAGCAACTTTATCTAAAGCCTTGCTAACATCGTGTGATTTCGGGAATCCTGAACCGTAAAGCCACATAACTGTGTCTCTAATTTCAAAACCAGCAATTCTTAAACTAAGGCTCATCAAGTCCATAGTTCTAGAACCAGCAAAACAGAGAATATGACCGCCGGGCTTTAAAACTCTTAAAACCTCAATCCAAACAGCTGGCGGTGGTACAAAGGAGTCCCAATCCTTATTCATAAACCCCTTTCCTTTGGGAATAAAGGAAAGATTTCCACTAGACCACTCTTTCATTGTCTGTACAATTTTGTCTGAGGACAAATCACTTAGACCATAAGGCGGGTCTGTTACAACACTATGAACAGAATTATCTTCCATAGACTTGAGCCTATCTAAACAGTCCCCTAAAAATAATGTGTATTTCATATTTTCTCCAATAAAAAAGTGCACCCCCTCTCAGAGGGGGTGCTACTATTACCCTTGTGCTTCAGTTACATCAATCTTAACTGTAAGCTCCTCTGGCTTCTCATCATCCAGAATAGCCTTGGCAAGCTCTGGTGAGATTGCCATTTCAATAGACTTGGCTACAATGTCCTTAGTTCTGTTGGTCAATACATCGTCTGGGTAAAGAAACGCGTGTAGATTAAGTGCTCTAAAGAATGTAAAGTATACTGTTTGTGAAATAGTAAATAGAGTCACGAAATTGTTTACAGTCTCCATAGCAGATAATTGTCCATTTACAATACCTAACAGTGTTGCGGCAATAATACTTAGTGCTACTGCAAGCCCAAACTTGTAATAACTAGGCCAACTAACTCTCTGCAACCACAAAACCACAATAGGAATAATTGTCCCCGTAAGTAGAGTGTATAACATCTCTACTGCCTTAATGTCCTCGCTCATGTAAAATCCTCTCTAAATTGTTATTGACCTCTCGGAGTCTGTTCTCAAGATACTCAATACGACCAACCATCTGTGCCTTTTCTCTTTCAAGCTCTGTGATTTTAGCCATCATCTCTTGCTGTTTTCTTTGCTCGTCAATGTTGGCTTTTGCTAATTGTTGGTTTGTTTGGAGCAATTCTTTGTTTTCATCCTCCAATACACTTATTCTATCAGAATGTTGCTTAATTAGCAAGAGCAGGTCATCTCTGAATTTTGACTCAGATGTAGCCTTATTATTTTTAAATGCTACGAAAGAGCCTAACACACCAGTTATAATACCACCGATAATTCCAATTAAACTAGTATTGTCAATTTGGTCAGACATTATTTCCCCACTTTTACTGAAGTTAAACTTTCTAAAATAAATGCGCCACAATTAACCTTACGCCACTTTTTTGTACCCGCCACTTCTTGACCATCAATAACATCGTCATTAAAAGTGAACAAACTAGTGTTTTCTGGTACTGTTGCCACAATTTTTGACTGAGTAGTTGGTGCTTCTCTAAGGTTGGAGCGCACATTTGTGGTCACAATGTGGTTAGGTCTAGTTTTATTTAACTTCCAGTATGCAAACTCCCCGTCACTCACACCTGATGGGTCTATTTTACGACCTCTAGGTACTGCTATGCCTCTGTGAGTAACTAACTCCAACTGTGTGTACATGTTTGCTAGGAAAGTGAGGGCTTGCCACATCTCGCCAGTCCAAACACCCTCACCGGGAGTATAATGTACCTCTACACCAATTGACTGAGCATTTGAATACTTAATGTTAGAGACGTTACCAGCGTGCCAAGCTGTGTACTTAGTAGGGTCTAGCATCTGTACGAGTAAACCCTGTTTGCTGATTATATAGTGTGCGCTAACGTTAGGTGAGTTTAAAAGAAACTGAACTTCATTCTCAAACTTTGTTCCCACTCTTCCGTTTGTTGTGTGCACTACTAGGCTGCTGTACGGTAGATTCTGGCTCCTCAGGCTGTAGCCCACTCCCGGGGGTAGGTTGTTGCTCTTCTGTAGTTCTGGTTTGATTAATATCATCTTGTGGAACCTCTTGATACTCTGTTTCTATTTTTTCCTGCTCTTCCTCATATGTAGTTCCGTAAAGCTGAGCAATAGTGTCCTTGGAGATAGCTCCGATTTGTTGTGCCTGAATTGCAAGTTGAGTGAGCGCAGTGATGTCCTGAAGAGCAATAGGGCTGAAAAATGGCTTAGGCCACCAAGAAAATCCATTTTTCTCAGCCAAATCTTGATAGGTTGACTCAACCCAATTCAGAATTGCATCTCTCAAATCATTAAGAGTGCTGATAGGCCCGAGAGAGGCTGTCTTGTTGTCTGTTGCATTACTTCTCATAGTTTCACCTACTGCAAGAATTCTGGGGAATCCTAGAGCAAGGAAAATATCAGCATTTGGCTCAATGTACTTAGCCTCATTCAACAATGCGTCCATTGGGGGTGTTACCCACCCAATTTCAACAGTATGGTTAGTGAAGAGGTTGAAAACTCTATCACCAGTTACAGAAGCATTAGCCAAAACAGTCTCAGTTGACTTAATATCATCATCAGTAGCTGGAAATGTATCACTACCAATCTTGACGTGTCTGAGAAGTTCTGAGGCTCTTGCGGCTATACTTCTGTCCATAAGTTTCAAGTAGTATTTATGCTGAAGAGCATACAGAGCATTTTGCAGGAACGGCTTAGGGTAATCATCATAAGAACGCAGTTTTCTGTAGATTGGTCTAGCATCTGGTAATGGAAAAATTCTTTGTCCACTTAAAATAGCTCTAATGTAAGCAGGGTATTCTCTGGCTAACTCTTGATAACCCTCTTTGTCGCTAGATCCGTCATCTCTCATACCTTTGGTCATAATGAAATTGACCTCAGCATCAGGAATCTTAATAAAAACTGCACGCTCAGTACCTAAGGGTCTGCGTCTAAGCTCAATATACTCAGCATTTCTTACCCAAAAGTTTGTGGGGAATTGTACTCTTTTTCTACCCAGAGTAGGGTCTACCTTGTTACCCATGATAGTTTCATACCTATACTCTGGTATTGCCATACCATGCAAAAAGTAATCAAGGGCAATTAATTTAAGATAGGGTTGAATATACTCAGCTACAGCATTGAAATACTCAACAGCCATCTCTGGGTTGTCCCTGTCCTTACGGTTTCTAAGTTTTGTGATAGACATATCAACCATTCTATCAATCACAGTACCGACAATAGTATCATTGTCGTAATAAAACCGGCAGAACTTGATAATCTCATGGTACTTGTACTTCTTAGAGTTATCAAAGGGAAGCATTGTTGGGTCATAATAACCTGCGACAAACTGACCATTTACCATAAATGGTGATGGTTGATAGGCAGATACTGACTTTGCTAATTTACTCATATTACCTCGATGTTACATTGGCTGATGGTTTGCCCAAGCCAAAACTACTAACTGTCTGTACCTTACCCCGTAAGGCATATACAAAACACAAATAAGAGGCAAAAATGTGGTCATCATCAGATGCACCGTTACCTCTCTCACCCATGATAAAGTAATGGTCATTACCAGTTATTCTTTTTTGTCTTGTTAGTCTCTCTAATTGAGATAAACCCTCGACATCAACCTCTGAAAAAATAAGAACGCCCTCAGTAACCATGCGTGCAAGTTCCTTAGAACCCCAAGAACGGAATACCTCAGAGAGCTCGGTGTCATCATCGGTTCTGCCGACTGATACACGCTCATTAAAAAGAACAGTAATGATTCGTTCATTGTATTTTCCTGTTGCGTATTCTTCTCTACTAATAAGGGACTGATACATCCCAGCACCACCACCACCAGCACCAACATCAATAGCAATTTTACTAGGGTTGTAGTGCTTAGTCAGATAGTGAATAATTCTCTCTTGCTCTGGGTAGTCAATTTTAGTTAGGCGGTATCTAACCAGAGTTCTGTACTTTTCATCCTTTAGTCCAATGACTTGAATCACTGTCGGGTCAGAAAAACCCGTATCTATTGAGAATATAAGAGCATCATAACCCTTTAGGGTATGTAATTTTAGATTGTCCTCAAAACTCTTTCCTTTCAGTTTGTCAGTATTGGCAAATCTATAGGAGTAGAAATCAAATGGCTCTATTGAAAAGGCATCTCTGGGAATAACTTGGAAACTTGCAGAACCATGCCGGCCTAAAACCAACTGCTGGAAAATATCTTCCTCAATACCACCATACTTTCTAAGAGCATCATTCCAATCATCTAAAGTGAAGTAAGGATTATTCGGCGATGGTATTCTATACTTTTTATACTTGGGCCTACGCATATCCAATTCATACAAAGCAGAGTTTCTTAAACCATTAGGCACGCCACAGTATACTTCTTGAACTTTAGGCTCCCAATTATTCAAGGTAGGCTGTAGTTGATTAAAAGCACTGATAGGAAACAACTGCATCTCATCACCAGCAATCTTTGGAATGTGCAAACCGACCAAGTTATTAGATTCTTTACTACCAGCAATACGGGCATAGAATCTGTGGTTTCTACTACCAAACTTAAAGTCTAGAGTTCCTTTGGATCTATTCACATTGTTATTCAAGAATTCTTTCAACAGAGTTGAGGTAGTAAACTTCAAAACAAGTCGGTCAAACAAAGGTGTCATCTGGCTAGAGTTTGGGGTCACCAAAAGCTGTTCAGATGTTTTAGGGAACTCAAAGTCATTGTTGACAATTTGATAGGTAAGCAAGTCCTCAATAATCACAGAATTATGCACCACGACATAATCAGATATGTATGTTTCATCTGTATACACAGATACTGCATATGTTAAGCTTTCATAATTTTTCTGGGTCTTTTGTTGAACAGGCTCCCACCTAAGAAGCTCAACATCTTCAATACTAGCCACTGGGAAGTTAGTCTTAACCCCGGGAAGTTTAAAGATAGACCAGAACCTATAGGCATTCTCTCTATCAATGGTCTCAAGTATGTAAATCTTGTCATCTACTTCATACTTAAACTTATCAATTAAACGCCGCTCTGTATGTGTGATTTTGGTATTTACCCCAAAGTACATCAATAACTCTTGAAATTCCTTAGTATACTCAAGGTTAAATACCTCTAAGGCAACATGGTCTTTTGATAATGTGCCATACTGAGCGAACACAGCCTCTAAGAAAACCTTGATGTTATCAAGTTTCTCTTTCTTCAAGAACCCCAACTTCAAAATTCTACGCTTGTCTACTGAGTACATACCAATCTCTTGCCACAAGTTCCTGAGGTAGTGTCTAGTTTGACCAGTGCGAATTCTTTCTAAGTAATACTTACCATCCTCTTTCCTAACTGTACAGTAAGTCTCCTTGGCAATTAACTCTAATTCCTCGGCAATCTGATTAAACTTGGGTTTAATTCCCATGTACCCCACCAGTCTAATTCTGTTCAAAGCAGAGTACCCAAGCATTCTCAACTCATACCAAGAGAAACTATCGTTCACACAGTGAGTTGATGGCAAAATGTTTGTCACAGTGACCAAATCACCGATTTTAATATCCCCGGCCAGCTTAAATCCCTCTGTCGTCAATATCGGATGATTATCCGTACAACTAATTTTCATACCGTTAGGAAGTGTGAGGGTCATCACTTTTTTCCACTTATCTTTAGTCACCACGGCTCTACGGGGTCTGAACTGACCATCAGTCCCATAGGCATAGGCCATAAATGACTTCCCCTTGAGTCTGAGAAGCTGACTGATTGTCTTGTACCCCTCTGTGGTGTAGACTCTGGCACTGGGCGGTTGACACTTACCAATAGACCGCCCGCCAGTTATTACTAGGTGTTTATTCTGGTCAGTCAGAATCTCTTTCTGATATGGTCTATGCTTAAACTCATCTGCGGGCCAGTTATTCTTATTCATGTCACCTTGGTTAGTTGAGCGCAGGAATTCACTCAACCAAACCGGGTCCTCAATAACCTCTAAGAGTGCAAGCTCAGCCTCTTCAATCTTTTTCTGTAGAGCCATCATCTTCCTCTATAATAAACATTTCTTCTTCACTATCAAGCTCTGGACTATCTCTAACTGCGTCTGGTTGAACAACCTCATAGAGGTATTGCTTGCGCCACTTGTAGTCTTTGATGTCAAACAGAACACCTTCAGACGCTGCCTTTCTAGTCATAGTAATTCTTTTGTTGCATTGACTACACTGGCACTCAAAATGGAATGCAGTGTGATCCATTACGGGTGCGAATCTTGCGACCAGAACTTTGCAGTCTGGACAATATACTTTAATTAATCTTTTCTCTAAAAAATTTTGCGCCACAACTTTTAAGTTAGTGATGTAGGAGGCAATACTATCACTGTTTTCTGATTTTCTTGTCTTGCGGTCAAGAGCAAGTGCTCTTTCAATCTGCAAGTTTCTTTCAATGAGGTCACGCATAGCATTACTGATGTTTTTAATGCTGTCAATATTGTCTATAGCAGACTCCTCAGTCAACTGCAACAACTCAGCCTGTAAACGCTCCACAAGGACTTGGTTGTTTATCAACATCTCAAGATTTGCTCGGTCATTTGGTGAGTTGAGAGTTTCTAAGTCATATTTAAGGCTGTATTCCTCTAATATTTCCTGAAACCTTGATTTTTTAGCCATAAATGCCCCTAAAATAAAAAAATTGAGGTAGTTTTAGAGAAGTATACTACCCTAAGGTATGTAAAACTCCTATAAAACTACCTCTCTACTAATATACCCTATTTTTGTGTCAGTTAGCGAACTGGACAAGCCCCCCCAGCACAGTCTGGGTCAAACTCATCGTCAGCACTCAAATCTGACTCACGGAGGGTCAACTCACTCACAATTCTCTGCCAGCTAATGTGCTCAACCTCATTCTTACGCTTAGCATACTGCTCAAGAGTAATCTCCTCATAAGGCATCAATGGGTAAGCAGTAGTATTCTTGGGTAAGAACGACACGCCAATATAACTGTCCCAATCCTCAAGAATTGCATCAATCAAACCATCAACTTCCTCTGGTGAGAAAGTGATAGTAATTGAGGTGTTGTGGTCGGTCCAACAATCTTGCAGAATAAAGTAACGCTTCAACTGTTCCAAGGCTGACTCAGTGTTAGCTGAGCGAGTAGCACTTGTCTTAATTGGGAACTCAACCACCCAAGTCTGAGCAGTGTCAAGAACTTTCATCTTCTCAAAATTACTGAGCTTGCTAAAGTCCTCTGGCCGCATTGTGGTTGCTTCTGGGTAGACAGGGTAACCTACTGCAAGCATAGTCTTAGCCAATGGGTCAAATGAAGAAATACGAACACGACGAATGTAATATGGTGCATATGAGCTATGTGCTCCTGATGAAACAGTTGGAAGCTGTGAAATAGTACCACTTGGCTTCACGGTGGTCACCAAAAGAGGAGCTGGAATACGCATCTCTGATGCATACGCAATTGCCTCACGATTAGCTACACGGTTCAAAGTCAGCAACAATGAACCAAGAGTCACATCAAAGAAATCATCAACTACGGGAACAAGTGAACTATCACTTGATGTATCTACACCAAGGGCATCCATGGCCTCAACATAGCCAGTCAAACTAACACCAGTCAAACGGTCACGCTTCTGGACTTCGTCCCAGTGAGGAAGCTCCAGATTTACATTGGTCATACGCAAGCCTACACGAGTAGCCAAGCGAATAGCTTCTGAAAGCTCCTCAACATCAAGGCGGTAAAGGTTATTGTCATACTTAACAAAAGAAGCTACATTAACCTCTGACAAGTTACAAACACCGTTTGGTGCAAGGAGAATCTCAGCACAGGGGTTTGTACCAGCATAGTTAGGACGACGCAAGCTGGCCGCTTTGGCGTTAATAAAGCCCGGCTCACCATTGTTCATAACTCGGTTAAAGATGTCCTTAAGCTGTGCTTTGGTGGGCTTCTCCGTGAAGTACACCGAGTTGTTACTCATACCACGGTAGTAGAACTCAGCCTTGCTTGGGTCAGACCACAGGTCTACCTTAGCGTCCATGACTGACTTGTCGTTAATGTCAAAAAGAGTAATCTCTGATGAACGACGAACACCACCCACTACAACACAAGAACCAATAACATTCATAATGTCCATGGCCTGAACAGTTGAAAGCTTAGTAGTACCTCGGCAAACAACCTTGTGAATCTGCTTGAACATATCACGCAGGGCAGTGTGTCCTGAAGCACGACCACCAAAAGTCTTAAGAGCCTCCCCTTGAGGGCGTACGTGGTCATAGTTAATCATGATAGATTCAACAAACTCATCACTTGTTAGAGTATCAAAGTAGATGCGAAGAGCATCAACCCAGCCCTCCTTTGAGTCCCCTACAATGATGTAAACACCACCTGAGTCTTTGTAGACATGGGTGGTTTCAAGACGCTCATTCTTTGGCTTGGGGTGATAAGGCTTGTGAGCTACCACAACATTGGTTTTAATCTCCTTAAGCTTAGCTACATCTGATGGCAAGACGCGAAATCCTACACCGGTGCCAAGCATAAGCAGATAAAAAGCATCAATGAAAGAGCGGTAGTCATCAACTACTGTAAACGAGCAGTTGAAGTTTGACAACGGAAACTTAGTTGCCGCTTCAGTACCACCAATCCACATGGTTCGGCCAGCAGTGAACAACTTCAAGTTAAACATATTGTCAAACAAGTTCTGAGCCTCATCCTCAAGCTCTTGCTTGGTAGCAGGGCCATCATACAAACTCATGCTATATTCAACTACACGCTGACAAGTCTCTTTCCAATGCTCACGACGATGCTCGTCATTGTTCCAACGTGAGTAAGTACGAAGATAGACAAATTGACCCAGAAGTGAGTTCCACTCTGGGTTATTTGGGTAACGATTCAAAAACTCTTGACTAAGATACATGTGTTCCTCTTATTATAAATTTATTCAGGCAACGCAACACTGGACATAAAAGTTAAATGTGATAGAGAATCCTTAAATGCTTGTAACTTCAGAGCATCTTCATAAGCATTGAGAGCTCGTACACGCAACAAGAAGTTAAAGTCCCTGAGAGTATCCACATCAGCTCCTACATCAACAGTAATGAAGTCGCAATTATCGTCTCCTTGACTAGCGACAGATAGTTTAACTGTAAAGACCTTTGTGTCCTCGTTATAAACCCACTCAACCACACTAAACTTATACATCTTCATCGGTTATCACCACTGCCTTTGATAACTCCTCGGGCCTTACGACTTGAGAGCTTTTTGTAGTTCTCATAGAAGATGTCAGAAATAGTAATTCCTAGGTCATCAGCTACAGCTGTTACATACCAAACCACATCACCAAGCTCTGCTACAAGCGCATGAAATGATTCTTGGGAAAGTTGACCATCTTCATCTCTCATGATTTTCTTCAACTTTCCAGCAACTTCACCAGCCTCATTAGCTAGACCTAGAATTGGATAGACAAGAGTATACTCTTTGTCATAAGCTTTTGTGGACTTAACAAAGTCTTGATAGGCTTGTAAACTGTCCATATCAATATTTGCTGGTACATAATCCTCACCCTCATCATTAACTGGTGTATTGTAATCTTGTGTCATTTACCCCACTTCCCCCTTAAAAGTAATAATGAAATTATAGCATAGTTCGCTAAATCTAGCAAATTATCCTCAATACTCTCGTTCTTGGGACTCTTCTGTCCAGTAAAAGTACCAGTGGCAATATCAAAACCATAAAGATTCATCAATCTAGCGGTCTTGTCCCAAATTCTTACAACAGATCCAACCTCACCAGTCCCTAACATATTCCAAGGGGAATAATCTTGATTTTTAACAATAAGAATATGGCGCAGAGTCTCCATAATCTCCTCAAGTTCCTTGGTTTGTTCTGGGTACTTTACATATCCAGTAGCTTTGTTTTCCATACCTTTCTCCTTAATTTCCTCCTTAACTAGCATCCCAATTACTTCTCTAAAAGAATCTCTAACTTGTTTATCAAATTCTTTATTAGAGTTTGTATTAATATCTATATTAATAATTATTATATCCTTTCTAGTATATTAATTATAGGGTACTTGGGTCCCTAACCCCCCTACCCCCCTAATATAACATATATTTTCAAGCTTGTCAAATTTGCTATTTTTAGCGATAACTGCTAAAATAATGCTGGGTATTAATATACCCTATTAAATTGTCAGGAGGAAAAATATGAATAAACTGTGCGCTGTCTGTGATAGTTATTCTACCAGTAATTCAATATTCTGTAAAGATTGTGAAATAATTTATAAGGGGGTGGAAAAAGAACCTTGGTTTATTGAACTTACTGCGCTTATGAGAAAACAACGTCAGATTGATTACAAAGAAAGATTTTCAATCTATGACCAACCTAGTACCCCAAGCTACAGAGCTAACAGGCGTAAGGGTAGACCTAAAGTGTCTTTAGTCATCATGGAATTAATCAGGAATATCAAAAAAGACTTTCCAGAAATATCCGTAAGAGAAATTGAAGAGATGTGTAAGAAAAGTGACATTTTTGTATCAAGAGAAACTATCCGCAGAATTTTGACACAAAAATAGTATATAATAGTAGAGAGGTATTTTTTATGTTAAGGAGGCCTCATGGGAATACCAGTTCCTAGTTCAACGCCGATTACAATAGCGGCTGAAGAGATAAACGAAGAGTTTTATCAAACATTTACAATAGCTGACAATACGGGTCAGCTAATCCAGTATACAAACCCACTTCCTACTGATGTAGCAATTTCTGGTTATGCTAGTATTTCATCAACCTATCAGGGAACAGTAGTTCCTATTGGTGGTGTCTACATCAATGACTTAACAGGTGGCGATTTTACCGAAATGGTTGACGGTGAGATGGGTACTGTAAGAGTAAACAACAGAAGAGCCTTGATGGCCGCTTCTGACGGTCAAGTTACAATACTTACATCAGCACTTTCAAATAATTACCACGATGTAGTTGTGGCTAGCGGTACCTTTACCGGTACTGTAGTCCCTGCTTATTCTTCATTCTTTACATACACATCAGATACACAACAAAGACATGTTTACATTCCTATGTCACGCTCTGGTTTTAGAAGAGCTACTATTTATGTTAAACACTCTCTGGTAAATGATTCAGATGCTACAGCGGCTTCAGTACCCGTTACTATGTATGCAGACTTTGGTCAGTTTGAAACAGACTTTCAAATTTACCTAGGCACTATAAGTGGCTTGATAGGTCAGTCAGTTGGTAAAGCATTTACGTGCTACAACACAACAATTTCTGGAAGTGGTTATGAGTACATCCCTGCCCTTGATTCCCCTCTGGCAGGTGTTTTTATCACAATTAGCCCGTCTCAAGTGGTTAGTGGTGATTTTGAAATTTACGCAAGTAAAGGAGCATAGATGAAGTCAGGACAGTTCGTTGAATGGGACTCTTCTGGTGGAACTGCTAGAGGGAAGATAGTTAGGATTGTCCGTAACGGGGATGTTCCTAATATTGATGCAAAGGTCACAGGAACACCCGAAGAACCAGCGGCCCGTATTCAAATTTATAGAAAAGATTCAGATGGTAACTATGAACCTACAGACACTTTTGTAGGTCATAAATTAACTGAACTACGCTCAATCAAATCACTTGCTGAAGTAGAAGAGCTGACCCTTATGCAACGTTACCTTATAGACACTTTAATTACAGGTGTTGAGTATGTTGGTATGTTTGATAAAGGCATTGGTGGTCAGGGTGCTCATTACATCCCTGCTGAGAAAAATGTTTTTGCCAGTGAGGGTATAGCATGTAAAAACTGTGTGTTCTATGCAGAGGACTCTATGTCTTGTTCAATAGTTAGGGGCGAGATAGAAGAGAATGCTGCGTGTAAGTTCTGGATCATTGAAGAGGAATATTTGGGCCTAGCCCCATCCGATGACACAGATACAGAAGAAACAATGGAGGACAGCAGTGAGCAAGTATAGTAATATCAACTTTAGCCCTCCAGACGGCGTGAAAAGCGCAGCTAGAAGAGGTCTAGAGTTACACGAGAAAGGCTTAAGTGGTAGTGGTCTTGAGGCCGCTACTGTAGCTTGGGCTAGAAAATATGTTAGTGGCGACAATGTCTCACCTGAACGTGCTCGCATGGGTAACAGATTTTTTGGGAGAAACGCAAGATTTGCTAATGCCCCCAAAGATTCACCTGCTTGGGTGAGTTGGTTACTCTGGGGTGGTGGTGCTGGTAAAGCATGGTTCGCCAGTCTAGTGAGGCAAATGGATAACGCTGATAAGAAATCAACATCAACAGCACTCCCCGGTAAGTTGAAGTTAGCTGAGGCTGATGTAAACAACCCACTTCTTCGTAAGATAGAACTAATTTTAACAGACTTTGAACCAAATGCAAATAATGAGGGAATACCGGTCGAAGAGAAAAATAATATTATTAAGACCGCCCTGAACATGCCAATTAAGATTGCTATGTCAGAGTCATCTTATGGAGGTCATGCTAATGCAGTACCAATCGGACCTATCACTAAGGTGTATGAAGATACACACGAGGGTAGAGAAGTAATTAAAGCAGAGGCCATGATTTGGGGAGATGAGTTTTCAGATGTATACACACTTCTAAAGTCTGTGGCTGAGGAACGTGAATACATAGGTACTTCTTGGGAGGTTTACTACTCTGCTTCTGACGAAAAAGACGGTGTAAACTGGCTAAGAAATGTTACTTTTGCAGGAACATGTATTGTCGATACACCTGCATATGGAAATCGAACTAAACTTTTAAAGGTTGCAGAAAAACAAAAAATGGAAGAATTACAAAAAGAAATTGAGTTGCTTAAGGCATCACTCGCAGAAAAGGAGAATGAAATCAGTGTCCTACAACAACAAAATGAAGCCTACAAAGAAGCCGATGAAAGGCGGGCAGAAGCCGAAAGGCGGCAGAATGTAATTAACCGCTTGATTCAAGCAGGTTTTACCCAATCAGAGGCTGAAGAGAAAGTTGAGTTTTATGTGAAAATGGATGATGAGGCACTGGAGTTTGTTATCAAAGATTTTGCCTCAAAGAGAACTCAGGCCTCAAACAAAAATCAGGACATTGATGTTATTCCAGAGCCAAGATTGGGTCAAAACGGTTATGATGTCAATAGTATCGTTAAGGCTCTTAAGAACCTTAAAAAGGGGTAGTTAATGCCGTTTGAATACCGTGATAACCAAGGCAGGGTTTATGACTACTGTGTTTATCGGGTTGGTGACGATAAACCAATGCAGTGCTTCGAGACAGCTGAGGAAGCTCAAGCCTATTGGATGGCACTGACAATCGGAGAACAATTACCAAGCCAAGCAACCGCTGAAGATAAAGAGCTAGCCCAAAAAGTAAAACAATACTTTAAGGATAAACGCTCTAAGTGGCTGTAGTTGTAAACCCTCGCTACAGTATTCAGGCGGTTGCTGGTAAACACGCAGTGATTGAGGGAAGAGCTGTAATTATCTCTTCTGATGCCGGTGTGGATGACTTACCCAGTGTAG